AGTTAAATCATCAGGAAAAATCACATCGCTTGGCATATTTTTATAATTAAATTATATTGGTATTCTTGTTGACCACCTTGTTATATTTAAATCACCTCATTTTACTTTTACTATTATTTTACTTCAACTATTAGTTAAAATATATTGTCAAAGATTATTCATTAAATAAGCTCATCATAATCTTGTAGATCACCAATTAGTTGTTGGTATAGTTCTTCAAGTCCAAATTGTTGGTGTCATATTTTATATAATTAGTATTTATATTTTTATTATAATTCTTTTTTTTAATATATCAAATAAAAAGATTTGTTAGATCTTTTTATTTTTTGATTATTTGTTTGTTTGCTTGATATTCATTTATTTTATATGGTTCTATATTTCATTTCACTCTAAATCATTTTCCATATAAAAGACTATCTGCTAATGTGTCTCATATATCTTGATTTTCTCCCCAATATCTTTTATTTCATATTTGGTCTAAATCAGGTTTTAAATCTCATATCTTAACTTTTACTTCATAAACTTTTGGAGTTTTTCAAGCATATCACATTTCTCAAAAAGTTTTTGCTCTACTCGGGTCAAATGATAAATAAACAAATCAAGGTTGAGATTGTATACTCTTTTTACTTTTGTTTATAGTAGCTTTTAATCATTCATCTAATATTTTCCAATCTGGACTAGTTCAATGGTAAAGTTTGATATAATTATCTTTATTATCTTTAAACCATTTATTTAGATTATCTATTTCTTTTTTTGTAATTTCTCACATATCAGCTTTTATTTCCATTTTAGATATTTTAGATTTACTTTGTGGAGAGATATCAAATAGTTTTCATTCTTTAAATTAGTCTGTATATTTTCAAACATTTTCTATTAAATCATCACTTATCTTACTTACTTGTTTAGAGTTAGTAGGTAATAGATTAATCTTAGCTCAAGTTTTCTCTGCTATTTTATCAACTAAATCAGACATATATTCTTTAAAATTTTCTTTAAATCATTTTTCTATTTCTGGTATTATTTTATCAAATATTTCTTTATTCCAATATCAAGGTCTTTCATAGATATTAATTAATCATTTTTTTATAGCTACATATTGCTCTATAAGTCTTGCTTTTACTTCATTTTTTGTTCAATAATAATTCTTTATTTTACTAGTTGACAATCACTCTTTATTAAAACTTCAAACACTATCTTTTGCTACATTTTCTAATAATTTTCTATCACTCATTGCATCTAGTGAATGTCAAAGTTCGTGTGATAATGTTGTATTTACTGTTTCTATTTCTATTTTTCAAGTAATAGGATTTTTTGTTGTTATTTTTTCAACTCATCACATAGATATACTCTTATTTCCTTCTGATTTTCTATATAATCAAACTACATTTTTCATTAAAAATGGATTTTTTCAGTTTAAATGTGCTATTACTATTTTTTCATCTTTAAAAAGATTTTCTAAATTTAATCAAGTTGTTTTTTTAAAATCATTTATTCATTTTACTATTTCATCTCTTTGAGGTTGTGTTAATTCTTTTCAATCTTGTCTTTTCATTCATATTTTTAATCTATCATCAAAAACTATTCTTGAATCATCTGCACTAAATGAAGTATTTAATCATTTTTCATATTTTGCTCTATTATCTACAGCTGTCTTAAAAGACTTATCATAATTTAAAACTTCATCTGTAAATTTATATCATTTACTTATATCTTTATTTACTAAATCAATATAAATTTTTTTCATATTTTCATTAGTTAACTCTTTTAGTTTTTGTATTCAATTTGGTATAGAGTCAAAATCCTTTCAAAGAAAATCTTTCAGTAATAATTTTATTTTTAGTTTTTCAAAATATTCTTTATTTGAGTTAACATATCTTTCTTTATTTCTTTTATTTAATCATTCGTATTTTCACTCTTCTAATCACTTAATATATGAATTATAATCATCAAGTGATTTTTGACTTCATCATTTAATTCATCTTCTTATTCAAGTAAAATCAGGTTTTATACTTTCCCAATCTCATACTATTTTATTAATTTTTTGTTTTATTTTATTAATTGATTCTTCTGGTAATAATTGTTGATGATCAACTCTATCAGGAGAAATTCTTTTAGGTCAAACTTTTTTAGATTCTTCTAAAATATCAATATCTTTTGGCAAAGTTTCTACTGGTTTTTTAATAACTATATTTTCTTTTACTGTTGGTTTTTTAATTACCTTTTCTTTACTAGGTAGTGTAGGTTTAGTTATAGTGTTTTTAATTGGTTCTCAAGTTCAATATTTTCTTAATTTAATAACTCTTTCACCATTATTTTTTTCAAAAACAGAATATCATTCTGCATTTTCTCAAATATATTTCATATTCAATTTTGGATTTTCTTTTGGTGGATTTAATTTTTCATCAAAAATCTTTTTCCAATTATTCCAATTTTCTTGATTACTAAGATTTTTATTTTCTACAAATTTTGCATTTGCATAAGCCGTACTACCTTTTATTTTTCTTACTGCTTCTATTCTTTCTACAATATCATTTTTTTTTATATTTTTATTATATAATTTTTGTATATCTTCTAATGATATATCATTTATTATTTCTCATCATATTCATTTTTCAGCATTTTTATATTCTAAATCAGCATTATATTTATTTGTAGCAGAAGTAGTATTTTTTGCATTATATCAATAAGGTTTTTCGTTGATTGTTGGTTTAGTAACTACTTTTTTTTTTGGAGGTAGTGTAGGTTTAGTTATTGTTTTTTTATTTTGATTTGTATTTCAAAATTTCGTATTTTCTAAACCTTTTTTACTTTCTAAAATAAGTCATTTATCTTTTGTTTGTGGAGTGATTATAGCTGGTTTTTTTCAAGGTGGTAGAATTAATCTTCAAGCATTATTGCTATTATTAATATTATTATTAATATAAGTGTCATTTTTAGTTTTATTAGGATCTATTATTCTATTTTTACCTGGAGCTGGTGTTTTTGTACTTCATTTTCTAGGTAGTATAATTGTTTTAGGTCATTCTTTTGTTACTCATTGAGGTAATTTTAAGTTTGTTTCTTTTGGAAATATTTTGTCTTTTATAATTTGTTCTTCTATTATATCTTTTACTTCTTGAACTCTTTTATTTTCTAAATCAGTTAATTTTTGTTTATTTTGTAATTTTTGTTTTATTATATTTAATTCTTCTAATCTCTCTTTACTAATTTTTCAAACTATATTTTTTATAGATTGTGCAGTTTTCTTTGTTATTATTTTTTCTAGTATAGATCATCAAACATATCAAACAATTCATCAAATAATAGGTCATACTACTGGTATTGAAGTTAAAGCAGTTGCTCAAGTTATAGCTCAAGCTGTTTTTGTAAATTTATTTATTTTTCAAATATCATACACTTTATTGTATAATTTTGTTAAATTATTTATTGCTTCAACTCTTTTTCAGATTCAAGGCATTATTTCTTCTAGTCTATTTAATAATAATGTTCTGTTTGGTTTATCTAAGTTTGATATTATAGAAACTAAATTACTTCTAAAATCTCATTTAACATCTCATTGTTTGTAAATTAAATCTTGTACTGATTTTCATAATTCATTAACTTTATCAGCAAATAATTCATCTAATCATTTTAATCATGGTATTTCATTTTTTGCTACATTATCTATATTACTTCTTAGTTCTCTCATTATATTTAATCATTCATCTGTAAATACTTGTTTTTCATAATTTGAAAAAGCACTTGCATCACTTCTGTTTTTTAATGTTTGTGATACATTTAAAAATCATCAATTATTATTACTGTCTGCTAATATATTTTTATATAATTGTTCTACTCTTGCTAAATCTCAACTTGTTAAAGTTCCTCATTTACTTCATTCAACTTTAAATAATTTTCAGTTTTTATCTACTCAAATTCAATATTTATCAAATGTTTTTTGGAAATTATTTATTATATTTTCAGTATTTACCTTTGTATCTAATTGTTTAATATCATTATAAATAGCTCATTCTTCTCATTTTGTTTTTTTAATATTTTCTATTTCTTGTATTAATTCATCTCATATCTCTTCGTGTTTTTGTGTTTTATAATTTTTTATATCATCAATTCATTTAGAACTTTCAGCAACTTTAATCATTTTATTAAATTCTTCTGCTTGGTATGGATTAGCTTTATATCAAGAAGTTTCAGCTTTACTTAATCAAGATAAAACATCATCATAATAATTTCAAGTTTTTTGTTTAGCTGTTGAATATCAAGTTTTAATAAATTTTCAAGTTCACTTAACTCACTCTTTTACTTTTTTTCAAACATCTGGTAATTGTTTTATTACTCATTCAGATATATTTCTTGGTATATTTTCTAGTGTTTCTTTTGTTATTTTTCAAGCTGATTTTGTAGTTTTATATCAAATTAAATCTAAAAATGTTAAAGCAACATCTTTTCAAGCTTTAAAATTTCTTGCTAATCAAGGATTATATTTTTTTAAAACTTCATAATCTTTTTCTATTTCATCAACTTTTTCTAGTATAGATTTAGCTCATTTTGTATTTAATAATTTTTTTAATTCTTGTTTTGCAAATTCTTTTTGGTCTTTTGTAGATACCGTTGATAGTCAACTTATAAATGCATCTCAAAGGATATTTCAAATTAATGTTTCTCAAATATTACCTACTGTTTGAAATGTTGTACTTTCAGGTCATTGTTCTTTATTTATTTGTCATTCCCATATTTCTTTTTGATATTCTCATCATTTTAAAACATTATAAACAGTTCTTTCAATTAATGATGGTGTTGCTTGTTTTACTCCTCTAATAGTTTCTGATGGAGTTCTCATAGGTTCTACTCAAAATGGACTTGTTGCTAAATTTACTGCTCAAGTAATATTCTTTTCTACTCATCAAAGTATATTTAATCATACTTCTCACATAGCTTTAGGATTTGGTAAAGATGATATTGCAGCTTCTTTTAATTTTCCAAATATTCAAGGTTCTTCTTGTGTAGGTTTCCATTGCATTTGTTTTACTATTGCATCTTCAATAAAACTTTCATCTTCTCAATTTTTTAACATTTCTATTACTGCATTTCTTTTACTTCATAAATCAGGTTTTGTTTTACTATCATCAAGAAAAGTTTGTATTATATTATTATTTCAAGCATTTGCAGTAGGAATTAAACTAAACCCACTTTTTGGAGTAGGTTGAGTTTGTTGTTGTGTCGGTTGTATTGGAATATTTGTTTTATAATCTCCAAAATTAGTAACATTTCTTTGACTCACTCATTGTCAAAAATTCATTTGTGGTGTTTGAGTAAAATCAAATAAATTAATCTTTGGTTTTATTTGTTCTTTTTGCTTTAAAATATCCATATAATTTGTTGGTACTTTACTATTTCATAGAGTTTGTCAGTATTGCATATTTTATATATTAATAAGTATATGTATTTCAAGATTCAGATTTTATAGTATTTCAAGTAGTATTAGTTGGAATATTTCAAGTAGTTTGTTCTTTTTCTCAAGTTAATTGTTCGTAAGTTAAAGGTATTCATCATGCATTCGCTCTTTTTACTTCTTGTTTTGCTATTGTTTTATAAGCTGTTTGCATTGAATTTAATCTATTTTGCATTGCTGTTTTCAATATTTTTTGTGCTTCAGAAGATAAAGCATTACTTCATCAAGCAATAAAAGTTGCTATTTGTTGTTTTGCTTTGTCTATAGCTCATTGACTTGCTCATTGTTTAGCTAGTGCATATTCGGTTTCTCTAACAACTGATGTAGGGTCAAGTATTTTTGCATAATTACTAATTAATCATTGAATATCAGGTCAACTTAAATCTGTATTTTTATTTATATTTAACCATTCTTGCACTCATTGTGCCGAATTCCAGTCTTTAACTTGTGGTAAACTATCAAATTTACTTTGATATTTAATTAATACATTCTCATCTACATTTTTAGATTTATAATTTATATATTCTTTCTCTAAATTATTTTCTTTTAAATATTTAGTTCTTTCTGTTGGTGCTAAAGTAGAAGCATATTTTAATGTTTCTGTTAATCAAGTTGTTTCTCATTTATCTCATTCAATTAATTTAGTTTTATCATAATTTCAAGTAGTTCACATTATTTTTTGTTTTGGTACTACATCAGTTGAAATAGCTCAATCTCAATTTATATTTGATGATTTTATTTCCCAACTATCTCACAAATCTTTTGTTATAATTCAAGTATGTCAATATTTAGCAAATGTTTTATCTGTTGGATTAGGAACCCATACTGCTACATCTCATACCTCTCAATCTACTGTTTCATAACTATTAGTTGCTTTATTAGTCATTTTATTTAATTTACTTTGAAGTGTATCTCAAAGTCATAATCAAGTAATTTTATTTATATATTCTCAACATTGCATTCAAGGTTGGCTCATTGTTTCACTTACTCAATATTTACCTTTTATTACTGTTCAATCAGGAGCATTGTATAAATTAATCGGAGTTGTTGGATCAATTCAATTTTCTAAATTATACTTAAATGTTTCTAAATCCTTTGTTGTTTGAGTTCATAAATCATTAGAATATTTCATTTTTGCTATATCTCTATTATAATTTTGTACATCTTGACTTTGATTATATTTTTGATTTATAGCATTTAATTCTTTTTGTTGTTTAAAATTTAAGTTATTCATATCAATTGCCATTGCATTAGATATTCACATTTTTTGTAAATCTTGATTATAGTTTTGTATATCTTTAGAATCTTGATATTTATTTTGCAATTCTTGAGTGTATAAACTTCTATTAAATTGAGTGTCTGATTGTTGTGTTGTAAAATCTTGTTGTGTTTTTATATCTTCTAATTGATAATCTCTTTGTCTTGTTTCTGCTTCAAGTCATCTTTGATAGTTTTGTTCTCATTGTAAATAATTAAACATATATCATCTTTTTTCTTGTTCTATTTGAGCTTCTTTTTCTTTTTGTTTTTCTAAACTAGAATATTCTTTTTCAGCTAGTATTGTTTGAAATTGTACATTACTTGATAATTCAGATATATCGTTTTGTAATGTTTTAACTTGATTATATAAATCTTCATTTTGTTGAGAAGCTAAAACCATTAAACTTCAAGTAGTCATTCAAGGGTATTGTTTTTTTAATTCTTTTAATCTATTATCAATTATAGATTCTATTTCTTTTTTTTGTTTAACTTTTGAGTTTTGTTCTTGTGTTTGAGCAACTATATCTGGATAGTTTTCAGCCATATAATCTCTTAAAGTTATTAGCTCATCATCAGTTTTTCACATTCAAGAAAATAAATCATACATTTTATTACTTAATTCTTGTGATTTGTCTATTTTTTGTGTTGTTTCTTTTCAACTTGTTATATTATACATATTAGACATTTCTGTATTTGTATTATCTGCTGAAACTTTCTTATTATACTTATCTTTAGCAACTGCAAAATTAGTATTTAAACTTAAATCTTGTTGCATATCACTAGGTATATCTCAATTAACAAAAGCACCGTATAAACTATCAGCACTTGCATTAATATATTTATTATATAATCAAAATTTAGTTTTTGCTTTTTGATATTCTGGACTATTTATAACCTCATTATTTGCTATTATTCATCAAGTTTTTAAAGTATTATAAATATTCTCTGGATTCTTATCAATTTGATTTTGTAATTGTCATTGTTGATAAGTATTTATAAGTTTTAATTGTTCACTATCAGCTCAATATTTACTTGCTGTTGCATTTCTTATAGCCATATCATCAAGTCATTTCTTTTTCATTTCTTGATAATCTTTATTGAAGTCTTCCATTTTAGTTTGGTCTATTTGTGGTTGATTTGTTGTTTTAGTTTCTGTTTTAGTTCATTCTGGAGTTTCAATAGTTTTAGTTTCTGTTGGAGTTGGTTGTTCTGCTTTTATTCAAGATGAAATAGGAGTAGCTGAAGTCATCCCAGTTTCTTTCATTAATAAAGCTTCTGGTTGTGATATTGTAGTTTTTAAATTACCTGATTGTAAAGCTTCTGGACTTGTTATGGCTACTTCTCTAGCTCAATTTTGGTTTCAAGTCAGTTGATTATATTGTCTTGCTTCACTCGCACTAAAATCACCAGTTGCTATCTTAGTTTTTAACTGGTCTTGTATATTCATTTCATTAGGTGCAACCGTTTTATTATTAATTGTATTCCAACTTGTTGTAGGTTCTATTTTAGGTGTAGTATTTATTTTAGCATTTATTGCATCTACCTTTTTTTTATCTATTGGAATTGCCATATTTTATAATTAATTATATATTTTTATTATAATAATTTTTTAATTTTTATCAATAACATTTGTATGTAAATGTAATATTTACTCATATACTAGTCCAATTAAGAGTAAATCAATCAGTATCTAAACTAGTTAATTCAGCTCTACTAGCTCAAACATCTATTATCCTTGCTGGATTATAACTAGCTCAATTTACTAAATCTAAAAATACACAAAAATCATTAGCACTACTTGTTGCTTCTCAAAAACTAATTTGTCATCAAGTTCAAGCATACACGGCATTTATTACTACCATTTTTGGTATAAATCAAACTCAAGTAATAACTTGATTTCAAGTTCAATCAGTAGTTAATCTACTAGAATTTCAGCAAAAATATTGTCATCAAGTTGCTTTTGGTTTATTTCTTAAACTTATTTCATAATCAAGTTGATTTTGAGATTGTCAGTATTCATAAGTTGGTACTTCTATAACTTCAGGAGTTACAATTTCTATTTTTTCAACTCACTTTATATTTATCGGATTATTTATTATTTCAATTTTTACTTCATCTATTTTAGTCATTGCTATCTTCATTATAGTATAAATTTATATCATATAATTTTGGAGTTTTTTTACTGTCAAAACTTCACATTTCAATAGCAAGTTGCATTTTATTAAAATATAATCAATAATTACAAGTAAATCTATTTAGTGTATTATCAGTAAAACTTCAAATAAGTTTATATCAATGTCTTATTAAATTTGTATATAATGTAGTAGGTCAAGCTCAACTTGTTTTTGTAAATGTTCAACTAGGTTTTCAACTTAATTCATTTCAAGTATAACTACAATGTATAACATATCAACTATCTGTTGTATCATTTATAATATTTAATACTGTAAAAATTCTACTATCATGAGTATAAATATCTCAAATAGTTAATCATGAATTTAGATCATAAGTATAAAAAGTTGCAAACATTAAATCTTTAATAAGAATATTCACAAAAGTTTTAGTAGTTTCTAATTCGATTCAATTAGTTATTTTTTCAAGTGATTTTATATTTGAAAATGTATCTCAAAATATAGGTTGTAATTCTAAAAATCAAACACCATTATTAAAAACAGTTCAATAATTATTATTTAAAGATATACTTGTTCTATAATTTCATAAAACTCAATTTACTGTTCAACTCATATATGCAAAAATACTTCATATACTTTCAGAGTAAAATATATTTGTTAAACTTCATCAAATATATAAAAATTCTTTGGATAATGCTTGTGGTAATCATGGTGTTTTATTTCAAAATGAAAATACTCATCAATTTCATCAAAATAATATTTTATTTCAAATAGTTTCAATAGAATTAGTTAAATTTGCATCAAAATATATTCTATTATTAGCATCAATAAAATCATCTGTAACAATTAAAGATTGTAATTGGTATCAGTTAACAATACAAATTTGTTGTCTTGATGAAGTTCAAACAATTAAATAATCTATATTTCAAAAATTAGCTATATTTTGTATAGGTTTATCTATGTAAGTAATAACTCTATCTGTTGAGTTGGTTATTCAATCCCAAAGATATTGTCTTCAATTAGAACCATTACTTGCATAAAGAAAAAACTGATCAGAAACTCTACTTATTCAAACAATAATATAATCATTATCTATTTCTAAAACATCACTTAAAACAGCACTTCCACTGTTCATATCTACTTTTGTAATTTTATTTCAATTTCATATATAAATAAAATCAGAATAAATAATATAAGGAGCTTTTGAATTAAATGATTTTACTGTTGGAACTGGTGGAGGAGTTAAAAATCATAAAGATAAAGTTCAAGGTGCATAATCCCAAATAGTAAAATTAGTTGAAGTTATTAAAAATCAATAAACAGCTCAAGTTCAAATTGTTATTTTTCAAATATTATATCAATCTCATAATGCTGGAGTTATAGTTCAAGAAGAATAAGTAAGCCATCAATCTTTACTTAATTCTAAGTAATTTAAATTTGTTTCATATAAAGAAGCTATAATTTGTCAATCTATTCTAGTATTAATTGAAATTTGTAATCATCATTTTGATAATTGAATATATTTACTATTAGATATATCTAATCATTCACAATTATGAACACTTCAAGTACCTCATATACTTGAATCAGAACTTATTCATCAATAAAATTTATTTAAAACTAATCTTTTCATATTTAATTAATTAGGGAACTCTAAAACAAATGGGGAATTATCAATAATTTTATATAATGAGTTTTGTTTTTCTAATAAGTAATCATTTTTATAATCATTTATTTCACTTTTATCAAGTCTTTTTATTATAGATGCTTTCCATAAACATCAAATAACTATTGTTTCTAAAACTTGTAATGGTAGTTTTATTTCTGTTTCAGTAGTTGTTAAAGTCCAACTTCAACTATTTATACTTTTATTTCAAGTTATTTTAATTCTATTAATTCAAATCTCATTACTTCTTATATCAGGAGCGATAAAAATACTATTATCTCTTTGAAAATAAATAGGTTGTGTTTTTGGTTGATATTCTAAGTAATATTCCCAATTATTTATTTGTGTTTCTGTTGCTATATTACAAGGAATATATTTTATATTTCAAGTTTCACTATAAATGTTTCAATCAAAAGAAATACTTATACTATCAATATAATCAGCTCACACATCTACACTTGTTACTTGTGGTGTTTTATACTCATCTTGTAAACTAACAGTATTAGTATACCAAATATCCCAGTTATTATTTCATTTATTTTTCTTTACTACTTCACTCCAAAAATCTTGAACAATATAATGAATATCTTTCAAAAACATAACTGTTGTATATCTAGTAGTTTCAATATTTAATTGTAATATAACTCTATCATATAAATCTTGTAAAGTTATCATATTTACTATTTAGTAATTAAATTTTTACTATTTTTACTTATAGCTTTTTCAATAGCCATATTTTCTTCTTGCTCACTTTGTTTTAAAGCAATAGCTCTTGTTTTACTTTCTTGTTTTACTCAATCTCAATCAATATTTATACTTCACTGATTAGCTTCAACAGAAGTTTTAACAATTATTGAATTTTCTAAACTATCAATTTCTAATTTTTTTAATTCTACTTCTCAAGTAATAATATTTATACAAGGTCTAAACATAACTTTATAATTAAATAATAAATTAAAATCTAACCCCCTTATTACTAAGAGGATTAGTATTAAAATATTATTCTGCAGCACGAGCAACAACAGGTATAATCATTCATCTTTCAGCTCAATCTTCAAATACTTTTAATCAAAATCTTGACCAAGTTAAATATTCATCAACTAAAGTTCAAGGTATTCTTCAAGTTACAGATTGAATACTATCTCTCATTACCATATGAATAGCTCATTTTTCAAAACAAGCATTATAAATAACAAATTGTCCAAATTTATTAGATGCAGAAGTCATTGTTTTACTAAATGAAGCAGTTCATCTATAACCTCTTGTAGAAGTTAGAGCAACTGTTCAAGTAGTTGCAACAGTAGTTAAACCTCTTAAATATTTATTTCTATTTTTAGCAGTAATAGCAACATAAGTTGTACCAGCTCAAGCACCTCAATTAATTGCACTTGCTAGATTAGCTCAAGAAGTAGTTGTACTAGCTCAAATTAAAACTTCTCAAGCTGTTGGAGTTAAAGCAGTTTTCATTGTCCATTCAAATCAATTAATTTTTACTTTATCTCAATCAGTAGGAGTTGCATCAAATATAAATGATCCAATACAAGTTAAATTTTCACTTCTTACTAATTCAGCATAAGATACAGTTTTACCCATATAACCAGCTGAGTAAGTTCTATCAGATAAAGCAAATGTAGAACTAATAGCATTTTGCCCTATCATATCAACAGCAAAGGCATCAGTTACTAAAACAAGTTTAGTTTCATCAACTCAAGCATTAATAAGTTCAGCAATAGCAGTTGAATAATTAGCATATGCAGTTGTAGAAGTATTAGTTTTAGTTGAAGTTGTATTTTCAAAATCTAAAACTTTTGAAAAGAATTTTCAATCTACATATTCTCTTAATAATCTTGCTACATTTTCCATTGTATCCATTTTAATATTCCATCAAGCATCTGCTTCATCTAGTCTATCTAATGTAAATGCTACCATTGGAGTGTCATTTATAACAAGATTTTCATTTCATAAATCTAAATCATCATAATCTACAGTTGTATTAACAGCATATTGTTGAATAGATAAAAATGAAGTTGTAGGTCTAACAATAGTAGTTCAATTTGGCATATTTGCCCTAAGTTCAGTATTAGCTAAACTCATTGCTATTGATTTTGTAAATAACAAAACTGATACAGTTTTTGTATACTTTGTTTGATTCCACGAAGTAGTGGAATTAGTATTAATTACAGTCATTTTATTTAAAGTTAAAAAATATTATTTTAACTCTCATTTAACTTTTAAATATTTTATATAATCATTTGGACTTAAATTTATAGCTTCTTTTTCATCTAATTGTCATAATTGTTTTGGTTGAGGTTTGTAATTTCATCAAACATTATTAACAATAGTTTTGCTTTCTTTAGGTTTATTTAAATTATATATAACTAAAGCCTCTTGAGGAGTTAGATTTTTATACTTTTCTTGATTTAAAACATTTAAAATTCAGTCTTTATTTTCTTTAAATTCAGGATTTTCAATAAAGAATAATCTTAATTCTAGATCATTAGAAGTATTAGGTTTATCTTCCTTTATTCTAGGAACTTGTTTTTTTAATTCAGCTATTTTTTTACTAGCTTTTCATAAATCTTCTTTCCATTTTATTGCTTGTTCCCAAGTAATTTCATTTTCTTCATCTCAATTATCTTGAGATAAATCATTATTATCATTTTCAGTTGTGATGTCAACATTTAGATTTTCTTCGTCTCAATCATCTTGAGTTTCAAAATCATTCTCTAGTTCTACCATTTCTAGTTTTGTTAAGTAGATAAAATATAAGAATTATTTAGAAGTATTCTTCAAACTTCATTTTGCCTACCATTTCTGATAAGCAATAGAAATTTATAATATTTCTTCAACTGCTGTTAAAGTTGTTTCATTTTCTCACTCTTTTTTTAAAGAATTTTTTAAATTTTCATAAAATAGGATTATACTCTCATAAGCATTAGCTCATCTCAATATAATATCTGTGTAAGTATAAACTGACATTGTTAATCAGTTATTTAATCATCATACTTGAGTTTCTATCATTTCAGTATGACCTTTAATTCTTTCTTCTATTTCTTCAAGTAAATATTTTATTCAAGTAGATTTAATTTTATTTTCTATTTCTTCTTTAACTTCTAACAATATTGATAAAACTTCAACAGCTGAATTTTTCTCATTATATAGTTGATTTTCTACATAGTGTCAACTATTAATATTAGAATATAATCAAAATGTTTCTTTTCTTCTATTTTTTTGTTCCGTTTTACATTTTTCAATTAATTCAATATAATTTTTATCTCTCATTAATTGATTATATTCAGGTATAAATATATCTCTTTGTAATTCTTCCATAATTAGTAATTATTAAAATATAAATTAAGTTGTCATAATTGGATTATTTGGTCAAGCTTGATTTAAACTTGCTTGATTAGAACTTGCCATACTTGATTGTATTCATTGTAATGTTCAATTTTGGCTACTAGTTATTTGCTTTCATTGATTAACCCATTCTTTAATATGAGCTTGAAAATGAGCAACTCAAGCAATATTCTTATCATTTATTGGTTTTTGTAAAAGTATATGAATATAATGATTATCTGTAGGATTTATATTTACATATATTTCATTATCTATTATTTCATTTTCTAGTTTAATTAATTCTTCTTCTGGTCATCAATGTAATCTAGTTTTTATTTTAGACTTACTTAATCAATATGATTCTGCCAAATCTCTTAATAATAATAATTTTTGATAATCATCTATATTTGGCATTGAAGCAACTAATGAAACCAAAGCATTTATTCATTGTAAATCTTTTCTTCTTTGCATTTCTGTTTGAGTCCTACTTCTGATTCTTATTTTATTATATGCTTTTAAAAAGAAATCTTTTTTTCTTATCTCAACTGGTGTAGTTCAAATTCAATCATCTTGCATTATTACTTTTTTATCTCATTCACTCCAATATTTTAAGTAGGCTTGATACCAAACTCTCATAAATTGTTTCTTACCTATATTTGAAACTTTTTCTCTATAAGCAATGTTAATATCAGTATTTCATTGAATTATACTTATTTCAGTTGCTTTTTCTACTCATTCTATATTTGAGCCTTGTGTATTAGCTCAAATACTTGTTGCTCTTTCAATTTGTCTGTCTAAATCTTGGTCTATTGTATAACTGTTATCTGCTCTACTATCTGGTCTAAATGCTGTAATAATAGTGTTTAAATCAATAGGTCAATCTTGCTTAGTTTCAACTGGAATAAATTTATTAAATCAAAAAGATAATTTATTTTTATTTAAATATTTTTGATTATAAAAATACATTGGATAAAGTTCTGCTTTACTTTTCTTTATTCTTAAATTTCTCATTAATGCTTTTACTTTTTGTGGTTCTGCTGTATGTTTTACAACATTATCTCATAAAGGATTATTTAATTCAAATCAATAATGCTCAAAAGATAATGGAAATTCAGCATCTATATCATCACTTGGTTTTTCTAATAAATTTATTTTTAATAAAAGTGATTTATCATTTCAAAGTATTGCACAGGCTTTTCTTTTATCTCATTTTTTATCTGTTATATAAAAATAATGATAGTATATATTATAATAATTATTGTCAGGTTGTCATCATAAATTCACAAATCATTCTAATTGCTGGTCTCTATATTTACTTAAAGTAGTTTCATATCATCTACTCATTGGAACAAGATTTTCAACATTTAGCCATTCTTTATCTATTGCAAACTCTCAAATCATTGTATCTATTCAACTATAACTAAATTGTCAAGTTGCATAATCTCAATTTGGGTCTGGAATCCAACTTCTTGGGTCTACATAATTAAATATTGGAGCTTTAGATATTCAATTCCATCAGATTTCTATTTTAATAAAAACTCACATAAGGTATTTAAATAACAATCAGTATAAATCAACTGCAAGCATATCATCATTATCATAATCTTGTGCTAACATATTATTTAAATTATCAGCTGTTATTTGAGTTCTTGCATCATTAGTTAAGAATTCTCATTTAAATTCTTCTGTGATAGAACGAGCGATTAAAGCATTAATAGTTGAAAAAGTTGTTTCATCTCATACATCTCAATTTTTTTCTAATATATTTTTATATATTTCAAAATTAGCATCAAGTTCATTTCTTTTATTAGACATAAAATGTTCTCATTCATTAAATTGAGATTTAATTATTCAAATTAATTCATTTTCTTCTATATTTACTTTTTGAAAAAAATTTTTATATAACTCTTTGTTTGTTTCCATATTTATATATTAATTATATGTTTTAATTATAATAATATTATAATTTTGTCAATTATAATATTTCAATTTCTTCATATTCTTCATCTTTCATCATATCTTCTAATGATAAATTATTATCATATATTATTCATCTTGATTTTTGTTTTGGTGTTTCTTCTTGTACCATTCATAAATAAATTAATTCAAAATACATTCTCATCATTAATGTATCAGAATAATCAGGACTTCTTCATAATTTTTCTTTTATACCTTCTTTACTTATTATTTTAATTTTACTATCTTTATCAATATCAACTTGAACTACTATATCAAGTTCTTCATTCAGTTTATCTTGTTCTTGTATTTTCACATACATTAAGTTATCATTTACTATTTTTGCTAATAAAAAATAACATTGTGTTTTTAAATTTGCATAATTTCTTTTTAAAAAAGAATTTATTTTAGATCAATAATTAGAAATAGGACTTGAATTATTTATGAATCATAAACATCATAATTCATCTACAACTCATCAACCAACTCAATCTTCATCAACTATTGTATTTTGATTATCAACTCAATATTGATTTTGAAATTCTCTTATTTTTTGAGATATTTGCATTGTTGTTGATTTAGGAAAAATATAATAATCAATAACATTGTATCACTCCCATACGAATAATACTGCTTTATCTTTTCATTTTCTAGCTATATCTCAAGAGATAAATCTTATATTATTATATGGAATTTTTAGTTTTTCTAAATCAATTATTTTATTATAATCAAATAATCTTCAAGGTGTATCATCATAATCAAAATTTCAATATAATAATCTTTGTTGTGTTATCTCATCTGCTTTTTTAAGTTGGTCTATATATGTTTTAGGTAGTTTTTTATTATCTGTTGCTAAAGCTGGAATAAATACTCTATAATTCGGTAAAGTTCATTCTTTATTTGCTTTGTAATAATCTCTAAATACATGTCATTTATCAGGGTTAAAAGTTCAAAGAAACTTTGGTAATAATCAATATTCTTCATTCTTTTGTCTTCAAATACGAGTTTTAAGTATCATTAAACATTGTGAATCTATCTCTGCAATCTCATCAGCAAATCAATCTGTTAATTCTAAAGACCCAAATCTAGTATATAAAGGGTCTGAAGGCATATAAGATAAATCTAGTAAAAGTATCTCACTTCAATTAGCGAACTTAATTACCGAGTCTTGTGCATTATAAATTCATCTTTGAGACTCAGGTATTTCATAATCCTGACAGAATTTAAAATAAGTTGCAAGTGTTGTTTGTTTTAATCTTTTTAATTCCTTTCTACCAAAAAAACCCTTTGTTCAAGGGTATTTATTTCTTAGCATCCATTGCCAAGTAACTCAAGTATAACTCTTTCATCATCAAGCTCATCATCAATATCAAATATCAGTTATTCAATTTATATTATCTAGTAATATTTTGAATGCTTGTTTTTGTTTTTCATTTCAAAATGTGTTGAATTGTAGGTTTGCCATATTTTAATGCTTAATATATTTATATAATTTCTATATTATTTATATTTTTCATTCATCATTCTTTGTCTGTTATTTCTCATTTAAACAAAGAATATCTTTTTGTTGATTCACTTCAAGCTCTAATAATATCAGTAAAACTTTCTGCTTCTGGATTTTGCAATCTTCTCATAGTTTCAACTTGAGCAAGTTTAACAATTTCAAAATCAGTTTCGCAAATATCTAATATATTTTGGCTTTTAGTGGCGATTTGTGGCAATTGTTTATCAATTCTTGCAACTGTTGAATGATCTATTCAAGTTTTTTTTGCTATATTTCTTGTAGTATCTAAAGGGTTTTTTACTCTTTCTTTTAATACTTTAGCAATATTTTTTGCTCTACTCATATTTATTTTCTTATAAAATATTTTCTTATAAAATTTTTAATTACTTTAAAATTTAATTCTGTTTGTCATAAAATATCAGTAGAATGTCTATAAGATTGTAATAATTCATAGAATTCTTGTTTTTCTAAAATATCTTCTCATTTTTGTTCTATAACTTTATATAAATCAGATCAAGTTCATATTAAATCTTCTCATAAATACTTACAAGGAATTCATTGTATTACTATAGTTTCTCATTTTTCTATTTTATAGATATATTGATATCATAAATTAGTTATTTCTCTCATATTTATTTTTTAAATAATATATTTCTTTTAAAATACTAGTTTTTTCAATAAAATCAAGTTTTTTACCAAAAAAACAATCAAAAAAATATAAAAACTTACATAGTTTATGGCTTATTTAAACAATACTTACATCTTACAAGTATAAATTACATCTTAATTACATCGTTTTTTTGCTTATACTAGCCATTGGTACATACTTACATCAAAAATAGTTTTTTTCGCTACACTTTTTTTTTATTCATGAAGAAACATATTCTCTTATATTATATATATATTAATTAAAAATAAAGTGTAAGTATGTACCAATGGCTAGTATAAGCTTAGAAAAGGTTGTAAATAGGTTGTAATTAAGAATGTAAGCATTAAATATTGGCTTATTTAAGCAATAAACGATGTAAGTTTTTATTTTAAATAATATATTTTATATAATTGTCAATATAAAAAATAATTATTATTTGTTATAAATTAAAATTAATATATAATGATTCTATACTTAAGAAGTACAAAATTTAATTTTTAATTTTTAAAAAAATGGTAAGTGTAAAAAATAAAATAATAGATGAATTTTATTCATCTAATAAATCATTTTCTATAGAAAATGATTTATGAAAATTTATACAAATTAATTGAAATGAAATTAGTTTATATAATATAATCAAGTCTGAAAGAAAAGACGAGGTTATAATGTTAAACGGTGGAGACTACGAAATAGTAAGTCGTTTAATAATATTAGAGGATGAAACTATTTCAACTTCTATTAAAAATATTTTAACTGAGGAACAATTAAAAGAAATTTCTTTTATAGAAAATCTTTGAAAAACAGATTTTTATAAAAGAAAAGATTGACTATTGTTGTCAGTAGAAAAAGCTATTAAAGATAGTATTAAAAATAAGTTTAAGTTATCAGATTATTTTGATTTGATAACTGTAAAAGAAATTTTACAATTAAAAGCTATTTTAGCTTTTAATTGTATTCAAAAAAATAAACTTAATAAAATGAAAGTTAAGTTTGTTGATGAAGATCAATATGATGAAGCTTTTCAAAAATTGGGTATCATAGAAATACCTGAAAAGTTTGTTTTTATTGCATTCGTGAGAAATCCGGATGCATATTCTCAAAGAGTATCTTTGGGTGGATTTGTTAATTTAATTTAATTTAAATATGAATAATAATAATGATATAATCTTCGGAATAGAAGAGTATATTTTAAATAAAGAAGAACAGAAAGAAAAAGTTCTTCAAGAAAATATTAAAAAATTTTCTTTATTAGATACTATAGTATTTTTTAGAGTTAAAAATTTTGACAATTCAAAATGTAAAACCTCTTTTTATTCGGAGGCTTTACATTTATGGAGTTGTCACTCTTCAGATTTATGAAGAATAGCATTTGACTATAATCTATGAGAAGTTTTTTTAATGGATGAGTTAGATAGTACTAAATTATTTAGTGCTGTTTATAAACAAGTTGATAAATTTGTTTTATGATTAGCTTTTGATAAACCTGAATTAATTCCATTTAATGAAAGTCATATTTGTTTATATTGTGAAGATGGTGAGTATGATGACTATTATGATACATACATATCAACTAAATATTTAGTTAATAATTATCAACAAATTTATTTTTGATAATTTGATGAAGTTGATTTTTTAAATGAATTTAAAAGAAAAAGTAATAGATGAGTTAGAAGAAAGAATACCAGTTTTATTGAGTTGATTTTCGAATTTCAAGAAAAGAAATTGAAGAAATAGCTTTTGATTAAAAAAACTTGCTATAAAATAATATATATATATATTGTAACTTACTTTATAAAATAAATAATAAAAATGCTTAAAAAACCAAAGATTTTACAAGTACAAGAAAAAAAAGAATTAATGTTGAAAAATATTAATAAACTATTGAAAATTTGATATTCAATAGTTGAAATTGGAGAGTTAGCTAAAGAGCAACCATCTAGTATTTCAGCTTTTATTAATAATCCTAAATATCCAATGGGATTGAAAAGATTGAATAGATTTAATGAAAATATAACAGTTTTATTTGATAAGATTGGGTAAAAATGATTAATAAATTAAAGCAAATTGATTTATTAACTCATATTTCAAAATATCTTTGAAGTTATAAAACAGAACCACTTTGATTTAGATTTCATTCAAGTAAAGATGATAAAACTGCAAGTTTTTTAGTTTATAAAGATCATTCTAGATGATATAGGGATTTTTCTTGAAAATATAATTGATGAACAATTATTGATTTTCATATGAATTATTTTAATTTAGAAACTTGAGAAGCTATTAAACAACTTTTAGAGATGTATTGAATCACTAATGACAACATTAGAGAGTTCAAGAAAGCTCCAAAAAGATTTGAATTAGTAGAAAATTTTGAAAAATATAGACTTAATTGAACTATACAATCTTTAAATATTTTTCTACAAAAAAGAGGTTTTACATTTGAATTACTTGAAGAATTTAAAGAAAATATAAATGAGGTTTCAAAAGAGATTTGATTTAGTGAAAATCAATTTGTTAATAAAGATATTTTTAAAGATATTATTATTTTTCCTTGTTTGAATGAAAAAAAAGAAATAATTTGAGCTAAAATAAGAAGGTGCGATAATGAGAAAATTCTCACATATAATTGATATATAAAAAGTGTATCAATTTGAAAACCTAAAGATTATGAATGAACTCAAAAATTTTCTACTTGATTGTTATTTGATGAAATAAATAATGATGAAGTAATAATAACAGAATGAGAAACAGATTATTTAATTTTAAAAATATTATGATTTAAAAGTATTGTTTGAAACTTATGATGAGCTTCTTCTAATACTTTATTAATTAAAAAATTAGTCAAAAATGTAAAAAAAATAATTTGTTTTTACGATAATGATGAGGCTTGAAATAAATGAGCTGAATTATTAGAAAAAAAAATATGAAGACCTATAAGAAAAATAATTTTTCCAAAAATAGATTGATTAGAGAAATATGATATAAATGATTATTTTAATCAATGAAATAGAAAAGAAGATTTTGAAAAATTAATAAAAAAATCAGACTTTATTGAAAATATAAAAAAAGAAAAAGATCAACCATTATACAATAATAGATTTTTCTATAATGATACAAAAATGGAGTATTTTGACATAAAAGGTTTTATTTTTCAAACTTCTCATAATTTATCAAGACATTTATATTTAAAACCAAAAGATTTAGAAGATTTAAGAGAAACAAAAAAAATTCCAACCTATGAGTGAATATGTTATTTTGATTGATGAAAAAATTGATTTTATAATTTACTTGATAAATCAAAAATATTACAACCAAGTGATAATTATTTTATTCATGAAGAAATACAATTTTTAATTTCAAATATTTGTAATAATAATCAAAAAAATATTGATTGGTTAGAAAAAGCTATAATATATAAATATACTCATTTGAATGATGTAATGATTCCAGCTGTTGTATTCCATTGAATACAATGAACTTGAAAATGATTATTTATGAAACTTATGGAACAAATTTTTTGAAAAAATAATACTCAAATTTGACTTACACAAGAACATTTAGAGGGGAGATTTTCAGCTTATGCAGGACAAAAACTAATTGTTGAATATAATGAAGTTTGAACCTCAAGTACTATACAGGCTAAAAAGAATATGAATAAATTAAAAAATATTATTTTTGCTGACGAGATTCAAATTGAGAAAAAATGAAAAGATATTGTTTCTACCGAAAATATTGCTTGGTTTTTCCTATCATCTAATGAGAATAAACCAATTCATCTTGATTCAAGTGATAATTGAAACCGTAGATTCTCAATAATAAAAACTTGAAAATTCATAAATAAAGAAAAGTGATGAATAATAGCACAAACAATAAAAGAAAATTATAATATAGAAAATTTTTTATCATATTTATTTAAAAAATTTCCAAAAATAAATCAAGAAAAATGAATAATACCTCTTGATAATGAAGATAAAAAAGATTTAGAATTTTTATCAGAAACTGTTTGAAATTTATTTTTTAAACGGATAGAAAAAGCTTATCCAAATATAAATAAAATAACAAACAAAGAAAGAGAATTATTATTAGAAATATATAGAGATGAAATTTGAGAAAATGAATTTAACGATGATAGATATAAAATACAATTCTTTAATTCTTGATTATCAATGAGATATAAACCAACAGTTATACATATTAATTGAAAATCAGTAAGATGATATTTAATTAATAAAGAAATTAAATGAGAATGATATTTTCCAGAAAATTTCTTTTGAACACCAAAAAAGAAAATAAAATGAATTTTATAATTATATATTAAAATGAAACTCCGTGATTACCAAATAAATATTTCAGATAAAGCAACAATAATTTTAAAAAAATTTAATATAGTTGCTTTATTTATGGAAGTTAGAACTTGAAAAACAATAACAGCTTTAGAAACAATAAAAAAATATTGAGCAAAAAATATTTTATTTATTACAAAGAAAAAAGCTATAAAATGAATTAACGAAGATTTAACACTTTATGAACAATTTTTTAACATTCAAATAATTAATTATGAAAGTTTACATAAAGTAGAATGAAATTTTGATTTAGTTGTATTGGATGAATCTCACACTTTATCAACATTCCCAAAACCAAATTTAAACTTTAAAAATATAAAAAAAAGATTTTGAAATTTACCAATAATTCTTTTGTCTGGAACTCCTTCACCAGAAAATTTTTCACAATTATTTCATCAGTTTTTTATATCTAAAAATTGACCATGGAAGAATTATATAAATTTTTATAAATGGTCTCATAAATTTGTAATGCCATGAGAAATTGTAATTTGATATAATAGAGAAAAAAAACAAACAATAACGGCAAGAGATTATACAAATGCTAATTATGAACTAATAATGCAAGATGTTTGACATTTAATATTAACTTTTACTCAAAAAGAAGCTAATTTTATAACAAAAATAGATGAAAATATTTTATATGTAAAAATGAAACCTCAAATATATAATTTAATAAAAATATTAAAAAAAGATAAAGTTATTGAATGAAAAAAATGAGTTATCTTAGCAGATACAGCAGTTAAAGAAATGCAGAAAGTACATCAATTATATAGTTGAACAATTAAACTAGAAAATTGAGAAATAATGATTTTAGACAGTTCAAAATGATTATTTCTACAAGAAAGGTTTAAGTGAAAAAAGATTTGAATATTTTATAATTTTAAAGCAGAAAAAGAATTATTAAAAAGAGTTTTTTGAGAAAATATAACAGATGATCTTGAAGAATTTAATAATACTGATAAAAATATAATGCTACAAATAGTTAGCTGAAGGGAATGAATATCATTAAGTAAAGCAGAATTTTTAGTTTATTATAATATAGCATTTTCAGCAACTAGTTACTGGCAAAGTCGTGATAGATTAACAACCAAAGAGAGAAAAGATAATACTATTTATTGGATTTTCTCTGAGTGATGAATGGAAGATGAAATATATAAAACAGTACAAAATAAGAAAAAATTTACAACTAAAATCTATAAAAAATGTGAGTAGAACAAAACATTCAAACAAAAATCCAAAAATATTTAGAAAAAAAAGGATTCATGACTATAAATTTAATAAAAACAAATAGAAATTGAATACCTGATTTAATAATTTTAAATTGAAATGGTAAATGTTTTTTTATAGAAGTTAAAAAAATAGATTGAATAGAAAGTAAACTACAAGAATTTAGAAGAAAAGAATTAATTAAAAATGGTTATATTTCTTTGGTAGTTTATTGATATGATGATTTTTTAACACAATATAATAAATTGTTAATATAAATTAAAATTATTATTTGCTATAAATTAAAAAATAATTAATATACATTTATAAAAGTTCTTTAACATAATCCGTTTTATTTTTTATATCTTGATATTTATATCAAGTGTTCGCCACGATTTTGAAGTCTATTTATAGATTTCAAGATGTAGAAAATAAAAATCTACAAATTACTCCTAGAAAGAGTATAAACTTAAAGTATTTTATTTGGTAATAATATAAGAATATGCCAAAACAAGTTAGTTATAAAGAATCATCTACTGGATGATATTTTAAACCAAAGGCAGGTGGTTATCCTGCAATAATAGTTTGAGTAATGGAACTATGAACAGAAAGTAAAGTTTATCACGAAGGTGATGAACCTAGAGATGTTACAGAGATAAGAATAATTTTTGAAATAGAAGCTGAACAAGAAATTCGGGATTCTGAAAAAGAAGAACTTACTTGAGAATTTGAGGATAAAATTTGATTAATAGGTCAAAATTATTCTGAAATAGTAACAGATAAAAGTAACCTATGAAAGGTTATTAAAGCTGTTTATGATGTAAATAGTATAAAAGAAATAAAAAACTTTTCTTTAGATAAACTTTTATGATTAAAAGCCTACATAGAAATAGATTTAGTAGGAAAAAAGAAAAACATAGAAGTTATAAAAAGTGTTTCTTGATATAGTAAAAAAATAAAATATCATGAACAAGTAAGAAAAAATTTCTATTTTTGAATGGAAGATCTAAATGATTTTGATGAAGATTTAATGAAAGATAAAGAAGTATTAAAACCTTGGGATATTGAAAGGATTGAAAATAGTCCTGAATATCAAAAATTATGCAAAAAACTTTGAGTTGAAATTATAAAACCAATAGAGGAACAAAAAGAAGAATTAGTTTCAGTAACAGAAGCAAAAAAAGTTTTTAACGAGTTTGCGACTGACACAGTTAGAAGTAAACCACCAATTGATGATGATTTTGAATAAAAGGTTAAGCCTTAACCTATTTTAATAATTAATAAACAATAATATGTATAAAAGAATTTTAAGAAGAAATTTAGAAAATTTAATTTTAGAAAATAAATATATATTATTGTTTATTTTTTTCATAATTTTACTTTATAAATTTATATAATGGACATAAAAAACTTAAAAATCAATTATATTGATATACAAAATTTTAAAAATATAGATTATATTTCACAAGAGTTTTGAGATTGGAATATAATTTGATGATATAACTGAAATTGAAAAAGTAGTTTAATTGATTGATTACTTGTATCGATACAATGAAATAAATTTTTTGGAAATTGAAAAGTTGCACCATGAAGTTTAATAAAACATTGAGAAAATAAAGCAACTTTAAAATTAATAATAAAATGAAAAGAAGTTGAAATTATTATTGAAAGAATTTTTAAAAAATGAGGTATGACTTTGGAAGCATCTTTGAATTGAGAAAAAATAGGTCAAAAATATTTAGATGAATTATTAAATTCTTTAACTATTGATCCATTAAAATTATGACAATGAAGTATTGCAGAGCAAATTGCAGAGATAAAAGCAACTATTTGACTTGATACTTCTAAAATTGACCAAGAGATAAAAGAACAAGAAGAACAAACAAAAGAAACAAGAGCATTTAAAAAACAAGCTGATAATGTTTATAATGATTTTATTGCTTGATGAATACCAAAAAAAGTTGAAGAAAAATCAATGAGTGAATTATTAGAAAAAAGAAAAATATTTGATGAAAAGAAAACATTATTATTTAATTTTTCTAATAAAAAATCAGAAGTTGAAAATATTGAAATAGAAATAAAAGAATTACAAGAAAAACTTGTAAAAGAAAAAGAAACTCTAAATCAAATTAAAATTGATTGACAAACAATAAATGAAAAAATTAAAGAAGCTTGATTAACTACTATTGAAGCATTAGATGAAGAAATATCACAAATAGAAGAAAATAATCAAGAATCTAAAAAATATAAAAAATATTTAGAGCAAAAAGAATTTGTTTTAAATACTTCTAAAGATTTTGAAAAAGATGAAGAAAAATTAAAAGAATTAAGATGAAAAAGAACTGAAATAATAGCAAATTCTAATTTGCCAAAATATATGACTATTTCAGATGATTGAATATTGGTTGATAATTTAGAATTTAAACTATTAAATACTGCAAGAAAAATAGAAGTTGCAATAGATTTAATTTTAATCTCTTGAAGTCCTTTAAGAATGATCAGAATAGAAAATTGATGAGAATTAGACACTAAAACTTTGAGTATTATTAAAGAAAAGATTTTAAAAAATAATTTTTCAATTTTTATTGAAAGACCAATTATAGACAAGTATGATACAATTATTATTAATGATTGAGAAATAGTTGAAGATAAAGAAAAATTTATTAATAACCAATAAAAATATGCAAGTAAAAACAATTTCAAAAATTTTAAAAAACAAATTAGAAGACTGGCTTTCAACAATTACAGATGAATTATTAAGAAATGATGTTAAAAAAAATATATTAGTTAGCTGATGAAGTATAACAAGTATGTTTCTTAATGAAGATATAAATGATTTTGATATTTATATCAACGATATGGGTGTTTTAAAAGACTTAGTTTTGTATTATACAAAACCATATAATATTGAAGTCTTAGATTGAAGATTTGACCGTATTATTGATAATGACATTGATTGTATTGATGCAATAGTTAGAAGAACTCTAAAAGAAAACCAAATAAAATTAAATTTAGTTTCATTAAAAGTTAATGAAAAAGCAACAGAAGAAGAATTAAAAAAATATATTCCTTTATTTTTTTCTCCTAATGCAATTTCTTTAAGTAATAAAATTCAAATAGTTTGTAGATTTCATTGAGATAATGTACAAATTCATAAAACTTTTGATTTTATTCATGCTACGAATTATTTTACTTTTGAAGAATGACTTGTAACTAATAAAGAAGCATTAGAAAGTATTTTGACAAAACAATTAAAATATCAAGGTTCATTATACCCATTAACTACAATAGTAAGAATTAAAAAATTCTTAAAAAGAGGTTGGAACATATCAGCATTAGAAATGCTTAAAGTAATGTTTCAAATATCAGAATTAGATTTAAAAAATCCAGATGTATTAGAAGAACAATTAATTTGAGTAGATGTAGCTTATTTCTCAAAATTAATTGAAATTTTAAGAAATACTTCAGAACTTGATTCACATTATCTTAATACTATTATTGATAGAGTTTTTAACAAAGAAGAATAATGATAGATTTAAAATTTGAGCCTGAAGCAATACAGGCTCTAAATATAATGGAGAATACAAAATTTTCTTTATATTTAACTTGAAAAGCTTGAGCTTGAAAAAGTACTTTAATTAATTTTTTTATAGAAAATACAAAAAAAAGATTTTTATTATTGTGAACAACTTGAATAAGTGCCATAAATATACAAGGTCAAACTATACATAGATTTTTTGGAATAATACCAGATGAAAAACATTGTTATATGAATTCATCAAATATAAATATTCTTAGAAAAACTGATATATTTATAATAGATGAAGTATCAATGATGAGATCAGATTTATTTGATTTAATTGATAAAAAACTAAAAATATTTATGCAAAATGAATTACCTTTTGGTTGAAAACAAATTGTTTTTGTATGAGATTTATTTCAATTACCACCAGTACCAGAAAAAGATAATGAAGAATTTAATAAAAAATATAAATGATTATTTTTCTTTAATTGAAATAATTTTAATATAAAAACAATAAAAATTATTGAATTAAAGAAAATTTATAGACAAACAGATTTAGAATTTATTAAAAACTTAAATCTTTTAAGAATTTGATATAAAAATAAAAAAATTTTAGATTATTTCAATAAAAAAGTAATTTCAGAAAAAGAGATAAATCCAAAATCAATTTTAATTTGAACTACAAATAAAATAGTAGATATAAAAAATTCTAAAGAATTAAACAATCTACCTTGAGAAGAAAAAGTATCAGTAGCTTATATAAGTTGAGATTATCCAACAGAAAATCAATCAGTAGAAAAAGTATTAAGACTTAAAATATGAGCAAGAATTATGTTTGTAATTAATGATAAAAATGATGATTATGTAAATTGAACATTATGAACAGTATTACAAATAAAAACAAATAGTCAGTGATTTATAAGCGAAGTTAAAATTGAAACTGATGATTGACATATTTTAGATATTTTAAAATATACATGGATTAGATATTGAGATGAGATTGATGTGTTTACTTGAGAAAGAAAAATAGAATGAAAATTTATACAATTTCCATTTAAATTAGCTTTTGCAATAACAATACATAAAGTACAATGAAAGACTTTTAATAATGTAGTAATTGATTTATGATGGGGTGCATTCGCTGAATGACAAGTATATGTAGCATTAAGTAGATGTACGAGTTATGAATGATTGCAATTATTAAAACCAATCAAAGAAAAAGATATAAAGACTTCAAAAGAAGTCATAAATTTTATGAAAAAAATATAAAACAAAAACAAATATATTTATTATTTTTTAATATTTATATTATGGAAACTGCAATAATTTCAATTTACGAAGTGAAAGACTTAATTATAATTATATTTGTTTGAATATTTATATTATTTATATTTACTATTATTTGATTTCAAATATGAGTTAAAGAAACTAGAAAAACAATCAAAGATAGTATAAAAATAAATATCACTTAACTATAGATTTATGACAATTATATTAATAAAAGATCATAATTGTAAAAAACATTATCATGATACTCTAAAAAATAATTTTTGGAAAAGATTAATTTTAAAATTTAAAAAATAAACTATGAATACTTTTATGATAGAATTTATACTTTTTATAATATTTGTTTTATGCCTTCTTGTGATTATTACTCTTATTTTTAGAAATAGAAATTTAGAAATAAGAGCTGAAATAATTGAAAAAAGAATTTATAAAAAATTATGTAAAAAGCTATTAAAAGAAAATAAAGAAATTAAAAAAATTTTAATATTTGTTAAAAAACAATCTATAAATAATAGAATTTATAAAAAGAATTATGAAAAAATGCAGTAAATGTAACACTCTTAAAGAAGAATCAGAATTTTCAAAAGATAAGCATAAAAAAGACTGATTAACTTGTCAATGTAAATTATGTAGAAATACATTTAAACAAGAAAGAATAAAAACTGATTGGCAATTTAGACAAAAAGAAAAAAATTATAGAATTTTAAGAAAAGCTAATAAAAAAATAGCTGAAAAAGATAAGGAGGTCCATAAATTACGGAGGCAAGAAAATAAAAGATTAGATTATTATAAAGAAAGGTATCCTAAAATAAAAGATAAGAAAAATGAGAAAAGAAGAACCTTTGAGATTTGAGAATTCGTTTTATTGAATTGAGTAAAATATCAAATTCATAATATAAAAAAATATAAATGATTATTTCTTGTTTGAAATAAAAATAAGTTTTGGGTTGCAAAGTATAAAGTAAAAAGATTTATTCCAAAAATATTTAATTTTTAATTAAAATAATATGACATATAAAGAAAAATTAATTGAACTTTTAAAAGAAGTTCCTGAAATAAAAAAAGATTTGGAGGAATTGAGATTTTGATGTAAATTCATAAATAAATATATGAATTATGAAATTGATATAATTATATCAGAAATTAGATGATTATGTATTAAATAGGACATTAGAATGATTTAATTTTGATAATTGGAGATTTGATTTATTATATAATTTAGATAATCCTTGTGAATATTTATATAACTTAATTAAATAATAATGAAATAGAAATTTGACACTATCCAACTACAAATACAGTATTAATAACTGAACAAATAGATAATTTGCAAGAAGTATTTGAAGAAATACTTGAAGCTTGAGAAGTTGAAACTTTAAAAGAAACAATTAAAAAGTTTCAATTTTATGAAACTCCAAAAGAAGTTGCAGAATATTTAGTAGAATTGGCAGAAATTCAAGAATTTGATTATATATTAGAGCCTAGTGCTTGACAAGGTGCTATTTTAAAAGCTATTACTAAAAAAAATAGACACTTAAAATATATTGATATATTTGCAGTAGAATTAAATATAGATAATATAAAAGTATTAAAAGATAATTTTTGTATAAGACAAATATTAAATCAAGACTTTTTATGATTTACAAGTACTAAAATAAATGAAAATTGAAGACTAATAGATTTAAATAAATTTGATATTTGTATTGCTAATCCTCCATTTTCAAAATCACAAGATGTAAAACATATTTTACATATGTATGAATTACTTAAAGATTGATGAAGAATTGTGAGTATTGCAAGTGCAAGTATTCAAACAAGACAATGAAAATTATATGATGAATTAAAATTATTGAATCCTGAATTTTTAGAATTACCAGAATGATCATTTAAAGAAAGTTGAACAATGGTTAATTCTTGTATAGTTGTTATTAATAAATAATTTTAAAAAATAGCTTATTATTTACATAATAGGCTAGAATTTTAACATTAAATTTAAAAATATGTTTTTATGAAAAGCTAATATAAAATGGCAATGAGATTTATGGATTACTTATTGAACTAGAAAAAGTTGGAAACATAAAAATGAATGATTACTTTGGTGTAGAAGTAGAAGAACTAAGAAAACAAAAACACTTAATAATAGAAGACTTAGAAGAAAGTATAAAAAAGATTATTTTTTTGTATGAAATTGATGAAATTATAAAAAATACTTAGAATATAAACGGATTATTCAATAATTTACATTCTAAGCAACGATTTTATATTTTTGATATAATCACAAGCTAATTATTTTTTATAACACTGTTTATTAAAAAAATAATCTAATTCTTTGCAATTTAAGATTTTAATTACATCGCTTTTAATATATTCAGTTAAACTTGTTGAATTTATCTCTAAAAGAGTTTCAACTTGTCAGCGAAAATCATTATTCATAAAAATATTATGAAATGATCTGTGAGTTAAATCTTTAAGCATAATTATATTAGTATGATAATTAGAGCCTTTCAATCATTTTTCTCATTTATAAGATTTAGCATTTTGGCAAATTTGGTGGTGCTTAGTTAAATCATTTTTCATATTACAAAAAATTAATAAATAAAAAGACAATTTAGTATTGTCTTTTTTAAATAAGTTTCTTTCATCAGTTCTTGATATACAACAAATTCACGAGGATATATTTTTTTTGCTTTCATTAATTCAACTCACATATTTAGATCCTTTTTTGCATTTCAAGTTAATTTAGTTTTAAAGTATTCTTTTATTACATTATTTGGAACTATTAAATAAGCCCAATCATAAACAACCCAAGAATTAATAAAGCTTTCTAAGTTTTTAAGTTTTGTTATGTTATGTTCTTTTATTAAAACATAACTATCTTGCCAATCTTTATTAGCATTAATTAAAGTAGAGTGTCCCCGTTTCTTATCTTTTATTGTTTGTATTTCTTCAATTGAAATTATTCAATCAGATGAAGCAAGTTTTAGATCTTCTCAAACATAAATTCAAATATTAATAGTATATCATTTATTAATTAGTTTTAAGATATTTGATTTATGGATTCTGTACATTATTCAATTTTTTTCTACATCAATAACTGATTTTACTCATTCAGAAAGTAATCATCAGACTTTTTTATTAAAATCAGATAGATTAGATCTAACCATTGTATGATTTAATCTTCAAACAGAGTTTATTTTTTTGTTTGAATTATTAGAAAACATACCTAGTCAAGCATAGGTCGTACAAAGACAAGTTCAAAATTGTTTTTTAAATTCTAGTTGATTATATTCAATAATAGAACTTTCTATTTTTGGTAGGTTATCTATATCTATTCAATTATTTCAACCAAGAATATAATCTCTTTCATCTATATTAAGTATAGCTCATCAATAATTTATATTTTCCATTATATATATTTATAAAGTATATTATTTAAATTACCTATATCACAAGTTTTAGTATATTCAATCTCTTCATCTGTTAAAAAAGTAGTAGTTGAGCTTTTTGCTTCTTTTGGTATTTCATCAAAATTAGTGTTGTAATGGATAAACATATTTCAGTCTTCTTTTTTTCATATAATAACTTCTTTTTTTCAAGCTAAAATAGCTTCCATTTTTTCAAGTATTAATAATCTTTGAAAGATAATACTTTTTTTATAGCTTTTTTCTTTATCGTATCAAATCATTCTATCTATTGATTGAAATTCTTTATTAAGTTTTTCAATATCTTCGCTTTTTCAAATTCTTTTCATAAATTCCATAGATTTATAGTTAAGTGTACATTTTTCTTTTAGGTGGAACCTTTTTTTTCTTAATTGTAATTTTTCAAGGATTTTTAGGTTTTGGCATAGTAATTTTAGTTTTTCTCATCTGTAGTAAAGTTAAATTCTAAAGGTATGTTTAAATTTTTATTAATATCTATAAGCTCATTATTAATAGCTTGTAATATTTCAAGTTGTTTATTTTGATTTTTTGTTATTAAATCAATTCATTTATTATCATTAGGTTGATAAATTGCAATAATAGTAAGTATTATACAAATTAATATCATAATAATAATTTTTATTATTTCCCAAAAATGTTTCATATTAAAAAAGTTTATTAATTATAAATCAAATTATCATAGTCAAAATATATCATATTCACATCCATTTTGCTATTAATAATTTAAAATCTAAGTTTTCTTGTTTTAACTTTTCTATATCTGTTTTTTGTTTTTCTAAAGCCTCTTTAGAAGCAAATTTATTTTCAGCAGTAGTAATAAAATCTTTCAATATACATTTAATCTCCCCTACTTCTTTTACCATATATTGAAAATTATTATTTATTATTGCTATTTCTGTCTCTTTAATACACTCGTGTTTTGTTTTTGTTTCCATATTTATTTTTTTATAAATAAAATCTTTGCTATTGCAATTATTTTTGAATTATTAATCATTGATATAATAATTATTATCTTATTTTTTGCAATTTTTATTTTATTATTTTTTAGATAATAATTTTCATTATCTGTTGGATTAAAATAATCAATACTTGCATTTGCCGTAACACATTCTCATATTTCTTCAATAGCTAATAAGTGTGCTTGTTTATCTAATATATCAAAAATATATCATCAACTTAAATTTCAATATTTATTCATAATAAGGATTATATTTTTTATTTAATTCTTTAGTAATATAACTTAAAACAGCTAATACTACTGGAGAATATTCAAATCATACTCAAGTAAGTTCAGTGGTAATAATTGAAATACATCAATTAAGTGTATTCCAAAAAAAAGTACTTTGACTTAATTTAATTAATATGTTTTTCATATATTTTATAGTTATGTTATTATTTTTAATGTACCTCAATCATTCCATACATCTCAAGTAATTAATCAAGTTGAAGAAGTTGGTAATGAAGTTAAATTTATTTTTCATATAATAATTTTTGGTGTATCTCATCATTTTATTCAAAAAGCAGTAGTATAATCAGTTCCAGCAGTATTTTTTACTTTTATTAATAAAACATCATTAAGACTTATTTTTTCACATTCTAAAATCATTATATCGTTTACTGACCTATATATACTTCAGGCCCTTCAAGAATTATTTTGTATAACAAATTTTCATAAAATATCAACTCATCTTCAATCAATATCTCAACTTGGTGTAATTTTTCAAGTTGAGATATCTCATAAACTTATATTTTCTGAATTTCAGTTAAATATTAATTTTTGAATTCAAATAATATTATAATCATTTATAATATTTAAAAAACAATTATTTCATACAATAACATTATTTTCTCAAGATGAGGTTAATCAATATCATTGAGACGGTGTTAAGCTTATTTTAGTATTATCTCAAACTAAATATGAATTAATTAAATTAGATGTTACTGTTATTTGTGTAGTACTATCTATAGAACCTATAAAAACATTCTCACTATTAATTCAATCAGTTATAGTTATTAATTGTCATTTTAAAAACGGTGATACATCTATTATTGTTATTATATTAGTTCAAGAAGATGAATTTCATATTAATAATTGCTCTACTCAAGATAAATTATAACAATTATTAGAACTAATAGAACAATTAGATATAAAATATATTCAATTAGCTGATAATCAAGAAGTTCAATTATTATAACAAGAATTTCAAGTAATTATACTATTATCTCCTCAATTTATTCATCATCTATAGTTATATGCAATTATATTATTTGATATTATTCAACTTCATAATCAATTTGTATTTATTCAAAATCATTCGTCATCTCATTCTTTTCAATTTAAAAAAATTTGATTTGATGATATTAAAAATTCTCATTCAAATAAAGTTCAAATTTCTATTCCATTTTTTGTTGTGTGTGTAATTATATTATTTGATACAGTAACTAATCTGTTTCTTTTTCAATTTATAAAAATTCATTGTCATCAAGACACAAGTCAACAATTATATACTATATTATTAGTTACTATAGTAGTATTTGTATATTCTTTTTCTGCTGTTTCATATCATCTTACTTGTATTCAATCATCTCCCATATTTTTTACAATATTTCAACTTATTATACTTCTTCATACTGCTCTATTTACTAATATTCATACATATTGATATGTTCAATCACAAAAATTATTTAAGAATTGTACATCTCTACAAACAAAAGCATCTATTTGATTACTTCAAGTATTTATTACATAACATCATTCAACTAAAGGTCTTCACACCTGTACAAAAGAAATTCATTTTCACCTTACTCAATTTATTGTAACATTTTTTATTTTATAAAAATTATCAATAATATTTGGTGTTCATCTTAAAAAGATAGCTCATCAACTTATATTATTTTCATAATTACCATCTATTTTAATATTAGTAATAGATATATTAATATTTCAAGAACCTCAATCCTTATTTACAATTATATCATCATTAAGTCAGTTTTTTGCAATTAATATTGTATTTTCTCAATCTCAACAGATATTACAATTAGAAGAAATTAGTATTTTTGAATTTATAGTATAAATTCAAGATTTTATATATATAGTTCATCAGTTAGTTAAAAAATCTATAGCATTTTGTATTTCAGTACTTGTGCTTCAATTAAAATCTCAATCACCATTTTGAGATACCACAATAAAAGCTTTAGTTGGAGTAATTGCTTCAAAAGCAGTGTTATCAGCCTTTCTTTGAACTAATTGTCAAGGTAATATTGTAAGTCAATAACCTATATCTTTATAATTTACCATATTAACAATCAGTAAATCAAATAAATTTTTCTAATTTTTTCATTTCTTCATATCAGTTTGCGATATTACAATCTTTAAGTCTTAAATTTTTAAATAATTCATTCTCTTGTTTAAATTGATATTCTTTAGTATCATTAGTATAATAATTTACAAAACATTCTAAAGAGTAAAGTTTTCAATCATCATCTTTTCAAGTTTCAATTACTTGAATTAATGGTATTTTTACATAAATATTAGTATCAAATCATAATACATTATCAAGTTTAGTTAGTGCCATATTTTTTATATTAAATAAGTAATTTTTTTAAATCTGTTACGGTTTCATAATCTCAAACAGAAAATCTATATTCATCAATTAATTTTGTTAAGAATACTTTTTGTTCTGAATTTAATTTTATTTCTCATTCAGTAAATTTATCTTCTTTAACTAGTTTTTTAATTTCTTTAAATATTTCTCAAGCAATAACTAATTCAGCTAAAGGGAAAGTTCTTTGTTTTTTCTCATTATCAACTTGTAGAACTAAATTAATTAATCAAAGTTGTTCAATTTTTATTTTCATAGTGTTTTATAATTAAAATATAAATATAGTGTTTTTTATTTTAGGAGCTTGACACTATAAACAAACTCCATTTTATTATATTTATTTTTATGCAACTGATTTTGCTTCAATTTTATAAGCAACTCAATTAAGAGTTACATTTATATAATTGGTAGTTGTTGCCGTAGGTGCTGTTGCCGTATAAAATGCAGTTCAAAATCAAAAAGCATAAGGTGTTGTAGTTGTTCAAACAAAATCCATTGCAGTTCAAGTAAATGTAGTTCATCAATCAAATTTATATCATCTTGCAGAAGTTGAAGCATTTTTAACATTAGCTAAATATGCAACTTGTCCTTGTGCTGATGTTCAGGTATCTATCTTTTGCATTATTGTTGCTCAAGATTGTGTATTTGAGAGAGTGTAGTTTACTAGTCAGTTTGTAGATGAATTTATATTGGAAGCTGTTGTAATATGTATCATAGTTCATCATACTCAAGATTGATAACCAGAAATACCAGCACCTGAACCATAAAGATTTGCAGGAACTATTGCTGTTTCAGAATTAATTAATGCTATACCAGTATTTATACCAGTTCAAGCATTTAGCTCATTTGTTACATATAAAGCATAATGCTTGTAATTACTATTTACATTATGTCATTGTCAAATTCATAATCATATTCAATCTCATACTAATGCTACTAAAGAAAATCCATCATTAATACGAGCAGCATAATTTTTAACACTTTTTATTTTTAATCAAACATTATTTACTGAAGCGGTTCCAGTATCTATATTTAATCAAGTAATTGCATTAGTTTGAGTATTTCAAATAACTATACTTTGTCCTATAGTTAAAGCACTTGCACTATTAGCAACTGTCGTAGTTATTCAAGTTCAAGAAGTTCAAGTTATAGAAGCTCACCAAGTTAATCATCATCATCAACCAAATAACACTCAATTTTGATATAAATCTCAAGTAAAGTTTATATCTCAAGTTACATCTAATTTATATGTATTTCAACTTCATCAAATAGAAACATTTCATCAAGAATTAATAATTAATCTATCAATATTATTTGTTTGTAATACTAAATTATATAAATCAATAGTTCAATAATAATTATTTTTTCAGAAACTTTGTGTAAAAATTCAAGAAGCATTTTGTAAATATTCAATATATTCAACAGTATTTCTTCATATTCTTAACTTTCAAGTACTTCATAAATAAATAAATTTATTTATATTATCGTCTCAAAGTCATATTTGAGTTATTCAAGTTAATGTTTTATTTCAATCAATAGTTTCATCTCAAGTAAGTGATACAAAATTTCATAAATTTACATTCTTATCAGGCATTGAAATTATTCTAGTATTTCAAGTAGTTATTCACGAAGCTTCAAATTGAATTATTTTTGTTATATCTCAATCATCAAATATTTGAAAAGCTCAATCACTAAAAACAGTAGTTCAAGTTCATCATCAACCACTTCATACACTAGTTCAATTAAAATAAGTAGTTCTTAA